ATTATAAAGACTCAAGGTTACCAATCAACTTTCCAACAGCAATTGGCCGCTACGCAGGATCCAGCCCAACAGGCCCGTATCCAAGCAAGTATGCAACAGAATGAGCGTTACATACAGCAACAGAGCCAAATGATTAATCAGTTGAAACCCAATATCGATGAATTTAAACGAGTTCGTGGACAACAAGTAGCCCAAGTATTGGAAACTAACCGTAAGGCATTTACAGACAAAGAGTTGCGAAACGAATATGTCTATAATGAACTACGCGAAAAGTTAGCCAAGACATGGCGTCAAAGTTCGGATGAAATTATTCCAGGTATTAGAAATATTGACCTAATCTCCAGTGACGAAACCTTATTTGGTTTGGTCAGAGACGGACTCAAATATAGAGATAGACCCTCAACCCGGCAAGCTGGCAACTCAATTGCTGCCTTAACTGGTCGTCGTGGACAGTCTACTAATACCAAAGGTGAACAAGATTCAATCAATAAACTTCGTGAACAAGCCAAGGGCGGCGACAAAAAAGCCGCAGACAACCTACTGATGGCGCAACTAAGTAAACTTAGAGCGTCCAGGAATGGTCGTTGAGATTTAGCCCAATAATATTCTAGGAGAATAAAATGGCAGAAATTACAACAAGTCAAATTGGTAACGGAACTACAGCTTACGGCTCAGATATCGTTGTCAAAGACTTAGACTTAGATGTATCCAACCGTGTTAAAGACGATACCCCTGTTTTAAACATGGCCATGACCAAAAAGCGTAAAGTTAACTCTACGCTACCTTTGTGGACCAACGATATCTATCGCTTGCCACAAACACAAGCATGGATTGAAGGTGCTCCGGTATCTACAAGCCAAGCTGAAAGTAACAGTCGTTACAACTTAGCGAACTACACACAGATCTTTGCAACTACAATTGCAGCTTCTGGAACAGCTCGTGCAGTTATGCAGTCCGGTGGTGATCCACAGGCATACCAAGAAGTTAAACAGCTGATCGAATTGATGTTCGATGTAGAACAACAATTAGTTCGTAATGATCAAATTGGCACCCAATATGGTGGTCAATCTGGTTCAGCTGAAGGTATCAGTGGTAACAGCCAAACAGGTCGTCGTATGGGATCATTGAGCAGTTTCGCAGGAACACAGTCATTCAATACAACATCTGGTAATACAACAGGCTTTAGCACATGGACAAACAACGCATCTACAGACTCTGCTTCAGAGAATGTAGGTAACTTGATTATCAATGCAAACGGCACAAACTTCTACACTGGCACATTTACAAACCAGGCATTCAGCCCAATTACTTACAAGCAATTGGTTACTGTAGCAGAAGAGCGTTACAATGCTAAAGTTCGCACAATGGTTGCTCCAACATCACTACGCACCAGCATCAGTGATTTGATCGGCACAAGTAACACAAGTATTAACCGTCGTAATGTTGAGCGTGGTGACACGATTCAGACTTATGAAGGCGACTTTAACTACACATACGAAATCTTTGATTCTTGGATCATGGATCAAGCAGGTGTAAGTAACTCCATCTACTTCTTGAATGAAGAAGTTCTACAATGGGGTAGTTTGCGTGACCTCGGTCCTAACAACGAAGTATTCTCGAATGCGGATGCTAGTTTAGACCAGTTCATTATGGAAGGCACATTGATCGTGCGTAACCCAGCAGGCGTTGCAATGTTAAACAACATTTCTACACCTAATGGCTCTAACACACCAACAATAGCTCGTCCAAGTTCATTGGTAGTTCGCGACATCAACACATATTAATTCCGAAGATTAATATAAGTTGGGAAGCCCACTTAGGTGGGCTTTCTTATGACCGATAAGCTAGGCAAGTGGATCTAATAGCCCAGATGTTATTCTTTAACTGTTGATAGTAGGCGTAATTGATTATTTCGGCATGTTCGTAGTCATCTAACCCAAGTTCTAACTCACGCAATTGAAATGATGCCAAGCGACAGTCAGCTTGGAATGCAGACATATCCAAACGAGATTTGGTAATGGGTGTAGTGCAGCCCACTAATACTAGGGCCAATAACAAATATCTCATAACTTGAGTATACACGAATCCACAGTAGATAACAAGGCTTTTTGACTCATAGCTAAATACTAATATGAGCTCAAATCCTAATCAAAGAATCGATACAGATGATGTAAACACAGACCTTAATTTCCTAAGGCAAGACGCAGGCGGTATGATTACTAATCATAATGGTATGGCAGACAAGTTGCTTAAAAACGACAAACTCTACAATGCAATGAAGGGTAATTGGACTAGAACCGATTGGAATGGTAGTAAGAACATCAAAATAACCACTGGACGCGAAAATGGCAAGTTCTATATCACACGCGAACAGATGAATGTGGATGCAATTAAATTGAGAGCAGCCGAATATCGTCGTGCTGCCGAAGCAGGCCTGCCAGATCCCCTGGCACCATTGGGTCCAGATGGTAAGTTAACTTATAAATGGATGGATTTACCCGATGTAATTGCTATCCGTATAAGCGATCAATACTTTGGTGGTATGCCATGGGCCGTAATCAAACATGATCGCACACTAAAAGCACAGTTCTATCGTGTAGTGCAACAAGAGTATCCAGCTTTCGTAACTTTCCCAGGCGGACGCTTACCTATACCAGTAGATGTTCCATATCCAAATAGAGCTGGCGAACAGAAATTCTTTAAAGGTCTTTAACCTATGTATATCATCCCAGACGCAGACACACTAGTCAGTTATCTTAAAGATTTTACTGGCTCAAGTGATGACACAGAAATCAAACAGTGCATATTCCAAGCTGAATTGTTGATGCGTAATATCGAATTACCAGCATTGAGAACTGATCCTTATACCACATTCGGCACAGTAGGTGCTAATCAACTTATGCCTATTCCAACTGATATGAATAAGCCGATCTTATTCTTCCAACAAGGCACATCAGGTCAACCAAACAACACAGGCCCATGGGTAGTGTATGATCGTATTGGTGATCGTGATATTATCACACAAGGTCTTATTGCCCAGTTATATCTAAGTCCTGTCAATGTGCCAATGGTTATCCGTGGTAAGTTTAGTGAAGTAGGCAGTAACTATCAATTCCTTCCTTATGTAGGCGAAGGACAAATATTAAACATGTATTATTATCGTGCGTGGAACTTGTTGTTTACGCCGGTCTCAGGTGGCACACCTGGTGAAACTGTGCAGACTAATCCTGTGCTGCAAACATGGCCAGAAGGTTATATCTATGGTAGCTTACATGAATACTATGTCAAGCGACACAGCGGCGATGATGCACAAATTTACAAAGCGAAATTTGATCTCGCATGGGAAACAGTAGAAAATCAAAACAATTTGGCCAAATGGTCAGGAGGCAATACCAGATTAGTATCGGTATGGCAACCACGACGCGATCGTCAATATGCGGTCAAATAAGGAATAAGAATGTCCACAACAATCCCACCAAACAACAATACTGGTCTATATAATAGCACAAGTAATCCTGTTCCTGTAAATGATAATATTTTAGCCAATAATATCAGCGCCACTGGCAATGTCACAGTCAATGGTTATATCTACAGTGCAGGTTCAATTACCACCAACTCAAACTTTGTTGGCAATTTAATTGGTAATGTCACTGGTAATGTCACTGGTAATGTCACCGGTAATGTAACCTTACCTACCAGCAACACACAGGTAGTTTATAACAATTCGGGCGCATTCGGTGGCACACCTGCATTTACATTTAATCAAGCCACTGATGTATTATCAGTTACCGGTAATATCGCCGGCGGTTACTTCCTGGGTAATGGTAGCCAGTTGACAGGTTTACCACAATCATATGGTAATAGTAATGTTGTAACCTTATTGGCTGGGTTTGGATCAAACACAGTCAGCACTACTGGTAATATAACAGCAGGTTATGTCTTGGGTAATGGTAGTCAACTCACTGGATTACCAGCGACATATGGTAATAGTAATGTTGCAGCATTCTTGCCTACATACTCAGGCAACTTAAATCCCAATACAATTAGTGCTACAGGTAATATTACTGGACAAAATTTAAAAACATCAGGCACATCTGGCAATATTGTCGGTGCCAATTATGTATCAGCTGGTTACTTTGTTGGTGACGGCGGCTTGTTAACCAATGTGGTAGCTACCTCGACATATGGTAATAGTAATGTGGCTGCGTATTTGCCCACATATGGTGGCACTGTATTAGCCAATTTAATTAACTTTACCAACAACAGCGGTGTTATCGAACAAGGTGATCAGAGAATCACTATTACTGGTAACGCTACTCAAGTCAACACAGGTGCTTACTTCAATGATACCGGCGAAGCGGCCATATTTGCCAACAGTTATGTTGCTATAGCTACTAACACTACCGGCAATGTTAATCCAACATGGACCTTTGATCAACTTGGTGATTTATCGGCACCAGGTAATATTACGGCTGTGGGCAATGTCACAGGCAATTATATCCTGGGTAATGGTAGTCAGTTAACTGGCCTACCTGCCACATATGGCAATAGTAATGTTACTACATTATTGGCCTCATTTGGATCAAACACTATATCAACTAGTGGCAATATCACAGGCAACTATATTTTTGGTAATGGTAGTCACTTAACTGGACTAGGCGCTACCTATTCAAATGCCAATGTGACCAGCCTTATGGCCAGCTTTGGATCAAATTCAATTTCAACCTCAGGCAATGTCACAGCAGGTTATCATATTGGCAATGGTTCATTGCTAAC